ACTTTCAACAATTGCAGCCAATGTCTATAACGGCATTCCAGAAGCAATGACTAGCCCATCAATCTGCATCGTTCCAGACGCACCATATTTGGAAAGCACTTTGATTAATGGATCAACTACTAAAGTCAAAATCAATATGCTCATCACCGGCGTAGTCGGTTATTCGAGCAACGCAGCAGCTTTGACCAATCTTGAGGATTTAATGATTTCAATCATCTCAACAATGCCGGCCGGATACGTCGTCGGAGATGTTAGCTCACCTACACCTTTGGAAGTCGGCGCAAGTAAATTCTTGACGTCTGATTTGCAAGTCTCAACGTATTACACCGACTAAGGAGAAAACAAATGGCAACAACAATCATCACCGGCAGAGACATCACCTTCACCATTGACGGCGATGATTTCGATGCTCAGGCAACTTCCGCTATCTTGACAGTGGATTCAACAATTCAAACATTTCAAACCCTCGATGGAAAAAGTTATTTCACGACGGACACGCAGGGAAATTTTGCAGTGGAAATGCTTGCTGACTGGGGAGCAGCTTCATCACTATGTGAAGCACTTTGGACAGCTGCAACAAATGCACCAAATACAGGACTTGCAGTGGTATTAGTGGCCGACTCAGGTGCATCATTTGCATTTGAAGTGCAGCCAATCTTGCCATCAGCCGGCGGCACTGCACCAGATGCTCAGACAGTATCACTTGCATTTCTTTGCGTAACAACACCAGTATTAACTATCAGCTAACAAAGGAGACCGGGAGCATGAAACTACCAATCACAATCGAATACACAACAGGCGAATCTGAAATCTATACGGCGCAACCGCCGGAGTGGATGAAGTGGGAGACAAAGACTGGATTCACTATCGGACAAGCTCAAGAAAAGATGGGCATTTCTGATCTGATGTTCTTGGCTTATCACGCTATGAAGCGCGAATCAGCTGGGAAAGCAGTGAAGCCTTATGAGATTTGGTGTGAAGGTGTCTTGGATGTAAAGGTTGGAGAAGCTGACCCAAAAGTCATAAGCGCGGAAGTATAGGACGATTATTGGTTGAAGTCGCAATTGCGACGGGCATACCAATGAGAGAATGGGAAAGCGCGGAAGATATACTTACAGCGATTGAGATATTGGAGACAAAGAATGGCTGAAGATGTAGTCGCTTTCGATAAAGCCGAACTGCGATCTATTATCTTTGCATTCAAAGGCATGGATGATGAAGCTGTTGTAAAGGCTAAATCTGTCTCAAACGGGCTTGCGACTTATCTTCAAGGCAGAATCATTTCCAAATCTCAAGGCCGAGATATAGCCTCAAGGAGAGTCGCAGAAGGCTCACGTGTCAGCAAATCTTCAAAGATTGGCGAAATGTCATTTGGCTTTGCATCCCAGAAATTCTCCGGCGGAGCAACAACCCAGCAACTTTGGGGTGGCTATGAATTTGGCTCTAACAAATATAAGCAATTCCCAATTTGGTCTGGTCGTGAAGGTCGCGGGTCTAGAGGCTGGTTCATTTACCCAACCCTAAAGGCCGAGCAGCCGCAAATCATTTCTCAATGGGCAGAAGCATTCTCTCAGATTGTGAAGGTGTGGTAATGGCATCAACGGGATCAAGAACGCTCAAACTCTCATTACTTGCAGACGTTGCCGAATTCAGCAAGAACATCAAGGTTGCCAGTAAAGACACCGAATCAATTGGCGACCAATTTACTGACTTTGGAAAGAAGGCTGGTCTGGCATTTGCCGCAGCCGCAGCCGCAATCGGTGCATTTGCTTTGGCGTCAGTCAAGGCAGCAGCAGAAGATGAAGTAGGCCAGAAAAAACTTGAAGAGACTATTCGGAATACAACAACAGCCACAGCTGACCAGATTGCTGGAATTGATAAATACATCACGGCGCAAAGCATTGCGACAGCGACGACCGATGATGTAATTCGTCCGGCGTTATCTCGCCTATTGCGAGCAACTGGAGATTTGACCAAATCCCAAGAATTGCTGACATTAAGCCAAGAAATCTCTGTTGCAACTGGCAAGCCGTTGGAAGCTGTGACAAATGCTGTTGCAAAGAGCTTTGAAGGATCAAACACAGCTCTGGGAAAATTGGGCATTGGCATTGATGCAGCGACTCTGAAAACTCTTACATTTGACCAGACGCAGCAATTATTGAATTCGACATTCGATGGATTCATTGAGAATCAATCAGAGACAGCTGCATTCAAATTCAAACAAATCAGCATTGCAGTCAATGAGTCTAAAGAAGCAATTGGCGCAGCTCTGTTGCCCGTAGTCAAGGAATTAGCCGATTTCTTAATTATCACAGTCGTTCCAGCAATTGAATCATTTGTTGCTGGATTGACCGGAAAAGATAGCTTGGCTGAGGGTCTTTCAGAATCACAAACTAAGGCTGTTGAATGGGGCAAAAAAGTCAGAGGCGTGATTGATACAGTCATCGATCTAAAGGATGAATTGATTGCCGTTGCTTTGGTCATTGGAACAGTCTTTGTTGTCTCGAAGATTACTGCTGGCGTTGTGGCCACAATTGCTCTTATTAATACTTTAATCAAAGCTTACAATTTACTCAAAGCATCTGCATTGGTTGCGGGCATTGCATCAGCCTTTGCTCTCAATCCTTTGCTGGGCGTTGGAGCTGTTGCTATTGCGGCCGGTGTTCTTGCCGCTGCAAATGCTTTAACAAATCAAAGTAATGGCGAGACACAATTTGCAGTCGGCGGCGCACCCGGAGCTATTAGCGGCGGGGGTGGGTCTGGCGGCAGCACGGGCGGGAATTCAGCTGGAACTGGTGGCGGGGGCAGCAGTAGCGGCGGGGGTGCAACATTCAAGGCAACATCTGGCATCGCAGCTGCGGCAGCTAGTGCAGCTAGAGCCGGCGGTGCATTTACTGATTCACAGAATGCAGCTCGATTAGCAGCAGCCGGTGGCGGTGGATTCACCGATTCCCAAAACGCGGCACGAATCAATCTGACAGTCAATGGCGCACTTGATGCAGAGGGAACGGCTCGCACAATTGTGGAAACCCTAAATAATTCATACTTCCGCGGTACTGGCGGCGCGTCGAATCTGCAAGCAATATGACAGTCTTTAATCCAGTCTGGCGAGTCACAATTGGCGGCGTCCAGTATCAGACGGCCATTCTTGCCAATCTAACTATTACATCTGGGCGAACTAATATCTATGAGCAAGCTCAAGCCGGTTACACAAACATTGAACTTATCAATTTGGATCAATCAAATGTGATTATTGAAATCAATGATTCACTGACTATTGAGCTGCAAGATTCCACAGCCACATTCATTCCCATATTTGGTGGGTCAGTGGTCGATGTTGGGATTTCTGTGGCAGAGCTTGGAAATGTGGCTTATGCCCAGCGCATCAGAATCATTGCTCTAGGAGCATTGGCTCGATTGCCAAAGGCTTTAACTAATGGCGTTCTCAATCAAGACTTTGATGGTGACCAGATTTACACAATTCTTCAGGGTGTTCTATTTGCGCAGTGGCAAGCTGTTCCAGCAGCTTTGACGTGGGCAACTTATGATCCAACGACTCAATGGCAAGATGCTGAAAACACTGGACTTGGTGAGATTGACCGACCGGGCAATTATGAGCTTGCAGCGCGTTCATCAGATCGCACCGATGTCTATTCTTTGGTTGCAGCTCTGGCCAATAGCGGCTTGGGTTATATCTATGAAAATGCTCAGGGGCTTATCTCATACGCCGATTCGACACATCGCACGACTTATCTTGCAGCTAATGGATACGTCAATCTTTCGGCCAATGATGCTCAAGGCTCTGGTTTAAGCATCCAGCAACGCGCTGGAGACGTGCGCAACACCATAACCCTGCAATATGGCCAGAACAGTCAATTTGAGGTCAGTGCGGCCGACGCCGCTTCCGTTGCCCTATATGGAGAGCTTGCTCAGATATTTACAACAACAGTCAAGCATTCGGCAGATGCCCAAGATCAAGCTGATTTTTATTTGGAACTCCGGGCATATCCTCAATATAACTTTAATCAAATCACGTACCAGCTGACAAATCCAGAGATTGACGACGGCGACCGAGATTCACTCATTAACGTGTTCATGGGAATGCCGCTGGCAATTGCTGACTTGCCGCTAAACATGTCGGCCGGTACTTATCTGGGCTTTGTCGAGGGCTGGACGTTCCAAGCCGGTTACAACCAAATTAGCGTCTCGCTCAATCTTTCGCCACTTGCGTTCTCACTTCAAGCTATGAGATGGAACGACGTGCCGATTGTCGAAACATGGAATTCAATCATACCTACATTAGACTGGGAACACGCGACGCAGGTCGCA